GTTTGATTGCTCCTAAATGTTTAAGGAAAACAGTGCCACCTGTGCCACCATCACTACATTTTATAAATTCATTACCCGAACTATCTTCAATAGCTAAACTTGTACCACGGAGCCTTAAATCACCTGTACCAACATCACGAATAATACTATCAGACCCATCATGGTAAATCTGTAAGTCAGAGCTAGCACCGAGTATAATTTTGTTGTTGTCTCCAAAACTCAAGTTACCAGTCATTGTATCGCCAGTAATTCTGACGAAACCAGTACCAGTATCTAAAGCAGTTTTTAATTCAGCGTATGTTATTTTCTTTGTTTGTACTGCGGATGTATCAACGACTGCAAAAGCATCAACATCTGCAAGGTTTGCCCCCGTAAGGGCGGTAAGTTCACTTATCTTTTGATCAGCCATATTTTATTCCTATATTAAGTATTTAAGCCCTTAGTTCAGACCAATGGATTCTAGTTCCAGATGTTAGTTTGTAGTAATGGTTAACTGGCACAATAAAACTAAATGCAGACCTTTCATATTCACCATCATTAGAAGGCCAAGTTGCTATTGTGATATATGAGTTTGTTGCTGTACCAACATAAATTGCTGGTTCTCCACTACCATTACCACCTCTACAGTTAATAGCTACTTGTATTGGTAATGATGTTGTGTTTTGATACCAAGTATTATTTACACGGTTACTAGTGGAAAATGATTGCCACGTTTGACCCACACCGATAGAGCCAGTACTTATTTGATCTATTGCATTTTTAACTCTTAGGGCAGTCATTGTTTTTGTGTTTTCAGTACCAGCTTGTGCTTCAGACTGAGAAGCTATAGCTACTTTTGCTTCAAATGCAGAACCATTAATAATACCAATCGTTACCCAACCACTATTAGCTTCGTTTCTTATGTAAAGAGTGTTTGTGTCAGTTTCATACCATAGCATATTAGCAAAGGTAGTTGATGGTGCGCTTGTACCTGACGAAAGACTAACTAATGCACCTAAAGCGTTGTTAATATCTGCTCTCGCATTAGCTGAAGTTTGATTAGCTATGTTCATATCATGTTGTGACATTTAATATCCTACCGTTCCTTTTAATACTGATATTGAAGGTGTTACATTGGGGTTTGAATTAGATAGTGTTGCTCTGAACCTAAAACCACGACCAACAACTTGAGATCCATTTGCGTCTGTATATGAACCCCAAGTTGGAGAACCAGAATTAGGATCATCGTTAGTTGCAGAAACTTCTATTAAAACAAAATTATCGTCGAACCCTACATCAGCGTCTGTCCAATCATCAAAATTCTCAGGCCAAGTATCCCAGTTTTGAGGTATTGCATCCCAAAGAGTTGTTGATTGATGCCTAGTAAATACCACTTCTGAAGAAACTGTTGCTGTTCTTGCCGTTGTTAAATCAATGTAACCATTAAACTCATATGTGCCAGACGCACTACTTGAACTAAAACTTGTTAATCTTAATTCATCAGGATCAGCCGTTGTGTAAATAGATGTATTACTTTTAGATCCTGAGAAACTAGGGTTTTCTGTTAGTGTTGTGGACACACCTAAACTTGGCAACTGTGATGCAGTAATAACAAAACTTGTAGCTGTAACACTTTCGTTTCCAGTTTTATCATATGCTTTAATTAAGTATGTTCCAGATAAAGCTGGTAGAGCCGCACTTGTTGCTGGTCTTGCTATTTTTTCTATACCAATAGGATCAAAACTTGAGTTATCCCATGTAGCTCCAGATGTTAAGGAATTGTGTTTAACTTGATAATAACTTAAATCTAAGTCAGCAACAGCAGTCCATTTTAAAAATAATGTGCCAGAAGATATACTAAAACTAAAATTAGTAACATTAGCTGGAGGTGTTGCTTCTGGTAAGAAAACTACTGACTTAGAAGCATAAGTTCCTTTAACACCTAGTGAGTTTATAGCTCTTGCTCTAACATCGTAAGTCGTACCAGTTGTAGATGCTTCTAAATCAAGTATTTCAAATAACCCTAACTTACCAGTTCCTAGAGCTTTATAATTACTTTCTGATTGCTCTTTATACTCAACTTCTACTTTATCAACTTGTGAGGTTTCATTAGCACTTGCTGTAGTCGTCACACTTAATACATTAACAACGTGTTCATTAACTATTCTTAGCTCTTGACCAAGAGTTATTCCTATATCTGGAACAAAGAAAGGTGAAGGTAGAGTTGTGTTGTTAGTTTCAAACGCTGTTTCGTCAGCATCCCAGTCAAATATACCAGAGCTAATTTCTTGAAGCACCATGTTGCATTGTAGTGACATTTCAGAGTCTAGTCCAAAAGACCAATCAACAACCTCAAATAACTTACCTAAAGAACTATCGTCAGGATCTTTAAATCCTAATCTCTCATTTTTAAGCCTGACAATATCACCAACTGTTAATTGTAATCCTCTTAATCCATAAATTCCAGATACTGAGAGTTGCTCTCTATTTCTGTAAAGTGCTATCTTAGCTATTCTTTGTGCTGTAGCAGAACTAGTAGTAAAAGGTAAGTTTAACTCTACAGTATTTTCTTGGTTATTATCAACGCCTAAGAAAGTAGTAGATGTTATAGGTGGGTAATTAGTTGTCTGCCAATTACTTTCCGTACCTCTAAATGTACCTTCTATTTTGTTAAACCCATCTCTTCGTGAATTACGAGTTTGAATAGATAATGTAGATCTAAGGTCATCTTCATCTAAATTAAGAACAGGGTTTGTATACTTAGCGGCTTTCATTTTCCACTTACCTTGAGAATACCAAAGCATTCCACCCATAGAACCTAATATATTAGATACGATTTCTTTTGGTGCTAAGTCGGTTGTAAATGTACCGTTACACTCATATCTTTTTTCTGTTCCACCGCCAGAAAGAGTTACGTTTTCATCACATACACTTGTTGCTGTCGTAAATAAACTATTGTCAATTTCATCGTAAGTAGCAATGCCACTATAAACTAAATAGTCAGCTAAACAACGTGCAGAGTTAGCACTATAAGCTCCAGTACTACTTCCAGTTTGAACAACCTTTTTACCTTGTACTAAAGCTGTTACTTGTGGAACTCCGTTAGGAAATGCATCAGCATCAAATTCAAATCTTGTGTAGATGTAAGCTATACCACTTGCTTTATGATTAAGTCCCCATTGAGAACTCTCTGAAGCTAGAGTTGCATCAGCCGCTTGGTTGTCTTCACCGTTATGTAATTTAATTCTTACCTTACCAGCGTACTTAGTTGGAGAGGACACTTCATATATTGGTAAACCGTTTGAGTCATTTGATGAAGTTGTTAGTGTAAGTTCTTCATCATTTAAATATACTTTTTCTATTTGTTGTACTTGATGTCCAGCTAAAGCAATTAAACTGTGTAAATATTTATTATCGTTAGTTGTTTCTTGGTAGAATATAACACCACCAACTTTAACTTTACCGTAGATAACAGCAGTAGGTTGTGCGGAACCTAAAGTATTTACTGTATAACCTTGTGGTCCACTTATAGACGGTTTAGGTATTAAAGCATTAAGAGCATAACCTAAAGCTAATCTAGGTATAAAAGAACCCATAAAACTTGAAAACGTAAGTGCAGACCATGCGGCCGCAGTAGTTGGCATTGAGGAAAGTAGTGCCATTCCAATAGATATAGGATCAGCATGGGCTACCGTAGGAATTAAGCCACAAGTTAAGAATGTAGTAGCTAGTAGTATCTTTCTCATTCTACACCCCAAGCAATGTACCTATTTAAATTAAAGAACACTAAGCCCTTATCACCAACAAAAGCTGTTCTGTCATCTACCTTTACACCTAAAGAATAACCAAGAACATCTGCATCTGATTCTATTGCAATTATAGATCCTACTTTAGGTGTTTGTGTTCTTTCTAATCTGTCATCTAGTCCGTCAATAATATCATTATATATTCCATAACGAGTAATCCTAGCGTAGTTTAGTGCCGCCCCTCTTGGAGTTGAGTAAGATCCAAACCAATCATCTGCAAAACCTACCTTACGTTGGACTTTAACTGCACCATTAACAAACTTAAGACAATCCCATTCACCCCATATAAAACTTTTGTCTTTACAGTCATCAATATATTTTAGTAAGTTATCTTTCCAATTAGTTAGTTTCACTGGCTCGACCCCAACTTAGATCTTTACCTTGTAAGTCATTTAAAAACTCAAACGCTTTATCATTTGGAAACAATGCTTTTTGACTTTCGTTGTTGTACCTTCTAATAACTGGCCTATCTAAATCTAATAACTTACTTTCTAAAGATAAGCTAATTATAGATGTTTCTGCACTTTCATCAATGTTCATTTGATCCATATAACCAACAAACATATCAACAAGAACATTCGATTGTTCTGGATTTTCTAAACCTATGTCAATTCCACTTTCGAGTAACATATTAAAAGCAGTTTCAAGTTGTAGTAAATTATTATCTGCGTCAATCAAACCAAACTTTATTTTACCAATTCTACCTTGATAAGGAACACTTAATGCCAGACTTAACATATCTGCTGGAATACCACTAAGTGTTAAGTTTGCACCTGCGGCTTGTATTTCAGCAGTTTCCTTTATACTAGAGATCTGCATAAGATTTCCAGTGCCTGTATAAGTAATCCCATCTATTGTTGTATCACCAATACCTGTCCAGAAATACAGAGGTGCAGAAAGTATAGTGTTACCTGTAACTGTTGCATTATCACTATGAGAGGCGGCTGTTGTACTATTAGAACCTCTTGTTAAACCTGTTAAAGTTAGATCTGTAATTCCTGTATATGAGATTTCTTCAGATCCTATTGTTACAGTACCGTCAGAAAATAACCCAGCAACTGATTCAACAGTTAAAGTAGTTTGACTTGCATTTATACTAGCAGTTAGAGAAGTTATAGCTGTACCAATAGCTGTACCAGTTTCAAATAATAATTCTACAGCAAAGAAAGGCTTTACTTCATCAAACTCAAGGTAAGATAGTATACCTGTAAGATCTCTACTCATACTATTGCCTGTACTGCACCAAAAGTAATACCATAGTTTGAAACATCATTGATACTCCAGTTACTTGTGTTATCATTAAGTCTAAATACACCAACTGTGTTAGAAGTAACTACAGTAGAATTATCAGGTTTTGCTACATTAATGTTAGGCCATATATCTAGTAACACTTGACCACTACTATCACTGTTAGCGTCAGCTAGTACCTTATGTAATGAAGCAGAGGATGCAGAACCTAGTTGTATGTAGTCACCTGCTTTAATCCAAGGAGACTGAGAGGCTGTACACCCATCTATGTTTAATGTATCACCTGTTTGATTAGCACCATTAACTAAAGGTGTTCCTCCAACTGAACCTCTTGCAGTAGCATTATTAGGGTCACCCAGTAGAAAAGTACCTCTTAATCCTTTAAGACTAACTAACCAAGCAAGCCATACTTCAGCATTGTCTCTTTTCATAGGTGGTAGAGTAACATCAACTTCCCACCTTTGACCTTGATGAGCAAACACTTGTTGTTTATATGTAAAAGGAGACATAGACATTGCTACCGCATTAACAGCAGTAAATGTAATATCTTGAATACCAGTTACAGTTGGTAAGGTTAGTGGGTAACTTATGCTCATGCGAATGCACTCCCAAATGATCCACCTCTACGTTTAGCATCTAGGACTGCTGACTTAGCACCTTCTGCTATCTGAGGCATAAGAGTTTTTATTTCGTTTCTTACTGTCTGGGCTACACCAGTAGAGACATTAATAGTTTGGTTAACTACAACACTCCCCCCTGATGATTCAACGCCTAGTTTACCGTTAGGTCCTCTCTTTAGAGGAAGTATAGCTTCTGGTCCAGCTTCACCCATAAGTCCAGTGTTACCACCTGACATTGGGAACATAGTAGGAGAACCAACGACACCACCATTAGCGTAAGGAATTATCTTACCATTGTTAAATGCATTACCGTTAGCATTATATACATAACCTGATAGACTCTGTATAGCAGTTTTAGCTTGATTTACTATTTGTTGTACTACAAGTATTCTGTATAGCTCTTTTATTACATCTCTAGCCATAGATCTGAAAGCATCAGTTACAGACTTAGTACCGTCAATCATAGACATAAATCCAGACTCTAGGAACCCTTCTATTTTCTTCTCAAAGTCTAATCTTTGTTCTTCAAGCTCTAGTAGTTTTTCTTTCTCTTCTCTCTGTTTTCTAGCTAAAAGTAAAAGATTCATCTCTCTAGTCCACTGCATATCTAAATCGTGTATCATACCTTCGCTTAGCTTAGCTTTTGTAGCGGCTTCTATTTTTCTCCATCTCTCTTGTTGTAATATAGCTGTTTCAAGTTCTAGGCTGTCTTGTCCGTAATCTAACTCTATTTCTAGAAGTTTTATTCTATCTTCAGCTTCTTTATTTTGTAGTTTAAACTGTTTAGTAGTCTCTTTTAATAAGTTTGCTTTATCAAGATCAGTTTTATACTCACCTTGCATAATACCTTGCTGTCTTAATATACGATCATCATATTGTTTACTAAGTTGCTCAGTAAGGCTTGCTTCTCCCTTTAGTCTTGATTCTGCATATTCTTGAAATTGACGAAGTAAACCCTTATTAAGATTATCTTCTTTTATCTTTAAGTTGTTTAACTGGTTATCAATAAACCTTACCATATTTCCAAAACCACTTTGTAACTCTCTTGCACCTCTTATATTAGGATCTTCTCGATTTGCTAATATCTGTTGTTCCTTAGATACTCTAGTTTCTAAGTTAGATTGTGATCTAGTTTCTGCATATTTTTGATAAGCGTCAACTCTATTTTGATACCTTGTTATCTCTTTTACAAAATTATTAAATCTGTTATTGTAAAAAATAGCTTCTGTTTTATTTTGTTCTCGTTCTCTATTTAATGACCTAGTTCTAGCTTTTTCTTCGTCACTTTTATCTATTATTTTTAATAACGCATCTCTTTTTTCACGTAGATCCATTAGTTGATCAAGCATAAATTTTGTGGCATCTTGCGCTCCACCACCTGCCCCAAGTGATGCAATACCTCTTGCTATGGCTCCACGAAAACCACCAACATCTTCTGGCTTTTTATTTAAATCATCAATCTTTTTAGAGAGTTCATCTATCTCTTTATTAAACTCTTCAATACTTTCTTTTGCACGAAGTGCGGCTATACTTTTAAATCCGCTTGCTAATAAATCATTTTGTGTTACTAGCTCTTTAGTCTCCTCTCCTAATTCTTTTATAATTTGTTTATAAGACATAACAGTATCTTCAGCCGCATTCATTTGCTGACGAGTTCTTAAAACCATAGTACCTATAGCAAGGCCAATACCAATTATAGCACCACCTATCCCAGGGATTAATCCAGCTAACTGTGTACCCTGTTGACCGAATGCAACTAAAGCTGAAGTACCTGACTGAACTTGAACAAAGAAGTCACCAACCTGATAACCTACTTGTTGAGATACCATTCCAAACTTATTCATACCTCTCTTAGCCATAGCCATAGCTTGAGCTTGATGTACTTGTGCGTCTGTGGCTCTCCTTAATGTAGAAGAGTAGGTATTTACTTCTGATACAGCTTTTCTATAACCACCACCTAATTTAGCTAAAGCAGATGCTTGTTTATTTAACTCAGAACGCATCTTACCAGCAGTTATATTGCCTCTTCTGTACTCTTTTTCAAGTTGAGCAACAGCCGCTTGTAGTTTATTCTGGTGTTTTCGCGCACGAATAACATCCCTGTCATCAACAGATATTACAATGTTTATATCATCAGCCATTACTATTATTAACCTTCATATATACTTCATCAAGACGTTTTATTGCTTCGACCTCCCAAGTGGAAATTGGCGTAGCAGTTAAATCTTTCCATGCTTTTATTTGTTCATAACTTAAGGGGTTAGCTCCAGAGAAACCAGCAGTTCTACTGTTGCTTAAAGTAACAAAGGCAGACCAGATATGAGACACTAGCGATGGAAATTGGGGTCCATTTAATGCTTGTGGTCTATGTCCAGTCTGCCTTTCAACTTGTTCTAAATGTTCATATTCTGTTGTGCCATTTTGATCAGGAACATTAAGTTTAAAGCTGTGTTCAGCAAACTCAACTAGTTCTTCAATCAGGCTTTCGTAAAATCCAGAGAGGTAGAAACAGCCTCCTCAATCTGATCACGAATCCAAAATACCTCAGAGTAAATCTCCTTTGCTTTATCAACAGAGAACTTAGGTTGTTCCTTGTTGTAAGTAATGTTCCACCCTTTAGTAGCTTTAGCTAACAGCTCAAGAGTTGATTCTTCAAGATCCTCTGCTGTAACATCTACCTTTCTTTTACCCTGAGCTTGTTTTAGTCTTCTATTAGTTTGATCAAAAACTGCCTTTTTATACTCTTTAGCATGAGGTGCGTAAACAGTTATACTCATCTCAGACTTGTCATCATTAAGTAGTGGGTCAAAAGTAGTAGGATGTACAATTGGTACATTTACAGTATCATTTATAGGTGTTAAATCTTTTAAATCCATGTCGAGTTCCTTTCGGGTTGTTAAAGTCGGGTTTTAGTTTTAGTTGGGGGAAGGCCAGACCCGACACCGACAATCCCCCACCCTAGCTAGGGATTACGATGTTCTTGTTATTTCCATGTTGCTTGTTTCACCTGTATCATACAGACCAACAAATTCCATACTTACTATTCTACTAGTAGGACCATCTACACCTACATCCGCACTGTTAATCTTACACCGTGGGAATTTAAATGTGTATGGGTTAGAACCAGTTGGGTCATTTACAATAACTTGTACTCCAGTTTCTGTTTCGTTTAAGAACCTGTTTATTAAGGCGGCATCTTCAAAGTAAGCAGATATTGTACCTGACACTTCAGCTCTTCCATACTCAAGAGATGGTGCGCTATCACTACCAATAACAAATGTTGGAGCGTATGAGTTTTCTAGTGTAAAGTCTATACCTGTTACAACAGCTACTGATGATGGTGTACCAGTTCCTATAGCACCTATACCGATACTACCACTGTACGCATCAAAAGGAGCATATGTTCCAGAAGCATTTAATGTTTTCTCTGTTTGACTTATTGTCATATCTTTACCTACCATACCAAAAGTAGTTGCTACCATTTGGTTTGGAGCCATAGATATACCAAGAGTAGATACAGTCATACCTGTAAATAATCTTGCCTGATCAATGTCTGCGGCATAATCTTCTATAGAAAAGAATTTAGGTGTTGTACCAACTTTAAGTACATCAGTAGACCAAGTACTTAGCATTGCGGCTTCTAGTAAAGGATCAAAATCACCTCTACGTAGATCAACAGCTATATCTCCGCTTGTTTGTCTGTTACCTTGCCTGTTAACTCTAGGCATACGGTCAGCTTGAATGTCATTTCCTTCCATTATATCTTTAGTTAGATTTAAAGAATGTGATGTGAAAGGTAGTGTAGTAAAGTTACCAGAAGGTGTTGTACCAAAAGTGCTTTCGACTATGTACGACAGACTGGATCTAGAACCCTGTGCAAAGGCCATTTAATATCTCCTATTTATTTGTAAATGTACCATCCGATATTAATCGGAACATAGTACCAAGGACTATCCAAGAAACCTTGCTGGCGTTCAGCGTAATCTATGGATACGATTATTGTCTCGTTAGACGAGTTAGTGAATGATATGTCAGTTGTTGCTTCAAACGATTCTATTATATCATTAGATAAATCATCAGCAACAGACGGACCGAGTTTTTCGGGTGTGTGTGGGGTAACAGCATATACTCCCTGATACCTTTGCTCTGGGTTTGGACTTCCCATAACAGCAGACCTTCTTAACGTAGGAATAAACTTACTTTGTACATAACTTGTTCCCACTACAGGGTCAAATGGTACATTTTCATACGCAATAGAAGGGATATTACTTATATTACTAAGCCGAGTTTCTAGAGCCGCCCTTATGTCATTGTAAATACTAGCCATGAATATTACTTACCTGTTCAAAAACTCTATACCACTTTTCAACTGCTGAATAACCAGCGTGAGGGGCGTTATTTCTAAGCTGTATAAAACCAACTTCAGAAGGATACTGTATTCTATCAATATCAGCAGTTAATTGTTGTCTTCCAACAGTAGCTCTTTCTTGTGGATCAGCTTGAGGTCTTCCGTGAAGAGTATAACCTCTAGGTCTTCCAGCCCCAACATTAAAAGAAAATGATGTTATATAAGCACCTGACTTAACAAAAGGAATAGATATATTTATTGCTGTATCTGCTATACTATGTAACTCTTCTGTTACACCGTTATCTGCTATTTCTGACAGTCTATCTAACTTCTTTTTATAAGAGTTATTAACTTTTATCCTTGCGTCCATTAGCTTACTACATCGCATATGTGGTGAAGTACTACTCCATTAGAATAAGCAGTTACAACATGAACTATGTTTACTTTTTCAGACCCTCTTAATATTTGATCGTCTATTTCGGGAGCGGCACTTATGTTAGGTGCAGGTATAAGGCACTTTCTGTTACCTCTTTCTACTTGATCTAACGTAGGTATAAAACCAACATTATAATTATAGAAATAACCCACAAAAGAATAGTCTGTAGTTGCCATGTTATCTATAGAACCAGTAGCAGGATTATACGTTCCAGCAGTGGTTCTCTTACGTAGTGTAAGAGTTTCACCAAAGTCGTCTACTAGTTTGGCTAAGTCATAGGCTCTAAAAGACATTTTCTATTCCTTAGTCAAAATCAGATGAGTAATCATTACCGCTATAGCTAGGTGGGTTCTTAAATCTATCTCTTCTAAACGAAGGTGGAACCCTGTTTGTATCTTCTCTTACAGAATCTATAACAGAGATCTCTATACCGCCAGCTTTTACACCAAATCCACCACCAGCTTTCTTACCTTGATACTCTAAGGTTTCAGCTAAACTTGAGTAGTGAGTTGCTAGATCAGAGTAGTCAGCTTTTAAAGCACCATCTAAACTTGTGGTAACTTTACGTGAGTATTTAGCACTAACAACCCTAGCAGACCATGCCGCCGCATAATATATGTTATCACTTGTCTGGCCTAATCCAAATACTATTTCTTCATTCTGTACTTGTTGGTCAGAAGTATCTGTATCACCCAATAACAACCTGACAGAATTAATCCGTTCAGCTTCAGTTGAAGTTCCTAGTTGTGCAGGATTGTAGCTCCAAGCCATTAATCACTCTCCAGATTCCCAAAATTTCGTCGCCAACTTCTTATCAAGCCACGTTGTTTATCTACTACCTTAGACTTCTTACATTTCTTACGTGCAAAGTCAGTTTTACTGGTAGTCTTACTTTCAACTTTCTTGTTTATAGTGTCTACAAGTCCATGTAAACTTTCTATATTAAGAGCTTCTAATCCATCACCTGTATTAATTGTGGTTTCTAATTCAGAGTTATGGTGTAAGAAATTTAATGCGTATAGTTGTAGAACTTTGTTTTCGTCTATACTTAATTCTTTCCATTTGTACTCATCGTTTTTCTTCCAGTCTCTTCCAGCAGAATTAAACTCTTCTTTTACAAACAGTGGCCTATCAAATTGCATAGGCATTTTTTCATATCGGGTCATATCAATTCCTTTCGGGTTAAAAAGTGAGGGCCACTACAGCCCCCACAGTAGAAATTAAAGTTACTGAACGATAGCGTTAAAGAAGTAACCCAAGTCAGCACCGACCAATTTCATGTCGTATGCCATCTTAACTTGGATGTGTTCAGCTACTTGTTGACGCTTAAGAGCATCATCAGAGAATGACTCAACTGTTATACCTAAGTTGTTAGCCCCTGGAATCGAGTTCCAAGCGAATGTCAAACCTGCGGCTGGTGACATAAGACCAGCACTTGAAGGTGTGTAACATAGAAGAGCGTGTTTACCACCGATGAACGCATTACTTTCAGCAACACCTTCAGCAGAAGAGTTTTTCACGGCTTCCATTACGTAGAAGTTTTCCACACCAAAGATTTCTGCTAGTTTAGAATCTACTATTAGTGCAGGGTTAGATACTGTTGATCCACCATTCAAACGTGCTAAGATGTCTGGATGGTTAACTAACTTGTCTCTAACTTCTTTACCAACAACCATTGTGTTTGGTTTGAACCCACCAGAAGTGAGCATCATAGTACGGCTACCTAAAGTAACATCAGCAATAGGTGTTGAGTTAGTATAGTCGTTCCAGTAAACTGGAGTACCAGCACCGTTAGCGGCACCAGACACACTAGTTGTCCAAACAGCGTTAGCAAAGAATGTAGATGCGAATTGCTCTTCTCTATGTATCATAAGACGCATAGCTAGAGTTTCTGCACCAGCGGCTCTTACTTCCAACATTGAGTCTTCGTTAGCTAATGTTTGCTCATCGAAGTCCATACCTAGACCGTAAACGTCTGCATAGTATGAAGAGTTTGAAAGTGACATACCGATTCTGTTTACTTCGGTACGTGGAGCTAGTTTCTGAACATCACCTGTACGATTCATATTCGCACGGTCATACTCATAGTATTTGTCTGATTGACGAGCAACGCCAACGACAGGGAAAACCTTATCAGCAACAAAGTTTTCATTTGATTGTACATAAGCGAGCGTTAAGTTGCTTAACGGCTGATCAATATGTACCTGAGATGGTGTTAATAGAGGCATTTGTTATTTCCTTTCTAAATGCTATTAAGCAGCGTTACCGCCTTGGATTAGTTCCATAGCAATTATTTGCCCTGCCGCGCCAGCTTCATTAGCGTAGCCCATTATGATGTGTGAACTAGCCGCAGTTTTGGCTAGGCCATTAGCGTCAGTACATAGTTTTGCTCCAGCCGCAACTGCAACAGCACCAACTTTTACCATAACCTTACCAGATACGCATACAGTAGCCGCGTTTCCGCTTGTAGGTTCATTTAAAAGAACGCCAAGGCAGTTTTCACCTAGAGTTGATGCACGAGTAACAGTACCTGCACCAAGTTTTACGAATTTAAATTGATCAGATGATAGATCGGCTCCAGCATTGTATGAGCGATTATCACGAGATTGCATTACAGCCATAGTTATTCCCCTTTATAGGATTTATTAATAAGAGCTTTACCTTCATCAGTCTTAGCAACAATAGCGTAAGCCTTGGCGTAGTCTCCTTTTTTCATTTCATTTTCACTCATGTAAGACTTTACAAGAGCGTCTAGTTTATCAGAAGAAGTAGCAAATTCTCCATCTGCATCCGACTTACCAAACTCTTTCATGGATTCTGAAAACGTCTTATCTGCCGCTTTTAGAGCTTCCATTATTGCCTCATCTTCAGCAAAAGATTTTACTAAAGGTTTAGCTACAGCCACATTAAAATGAGGAAGTAGTTCCTCTGCACGTTTAGTTAACTCAATGTCAGCTTTTTCGATCTCAGCATTTTCAAGAGCCTTTAAGATAGGCGCAGGTATATCTGCCTTATTGATCTGTTCCCCTTCGTACTCAACATACTCTGGTTCAACTTTTTTCTCGATTACATCTGACTTAACAATGTAACCTGCTTCTTCAAGCGATTTTGTTAGTCGCTCGTTGTCTGCTTTTAGTGTTTCTACTTCAGCCTCTAGAGGATTTACCTCTGGTGCTTCAGCTTTAGTTGTGTCTTTAGACACCTTTTCGATTTTCTGTTCCATATGTTCTCCATTGGAATTGTCACGCTTGTACAAAGAAACCATTGCTTGTGCATTTGCTGGGCGATCCACCAAAGACAATTCTTCCAGTTCAAGCTGTTTTAAAAGGTTAGGCACTGTAGTCCTCCTTGCTTGCACGACCCCCAATAGAGAAGGCCGCTAGTTCACCAGACTTGACTCTAGCCCAGACATCATCGTCATAGACTTTGAAAGCCACAATCCAGCCCTCACGGTCACTCTGTATGCCAAGGGAATCACCTATTTCTTTAGTTATAGGCATAGAGTGTATAACAACTCCAATCTGACTCCCTTTGTGCATTTCTTTTCCGACACGTACATATTCCATAAAGTTGTTTACGGCTTTTACGAGCGTATCAGGTTCAATCACATCGCCCTGACGGTCAACTACAAGTTCACCCTTTTCAGAAACGACTGAGGCCCAACCATAGACTAGACGTTGTTCTTCGTCAGTCTTTAGTATTTGACCTTCTATATTCTTAGTTAAATCAGACACTGATGTGCCTCCTTCCCACATACGACAAGACCAGTATCTAGCAGATGTCTTATCTTTTGCTGTATCGCAGGAATGTCTTGCTCTAAAGTTAGCTCTAGCTTTTGGGTTATCTCTTCTGATCTCCATGTTAGGATCTCCGAATGTAACTCTCTTTACTTTACTTCCACTTTGAACAAACACTTCAAATTTCTTATTGCCACCTTGAATACGTCTAGGTTTATTTAGAGTTACCTTTTCACCTTGGTAGTCAGCTTTAGCAAACTCTTCTTTCATAATCTCTTGTATAATAACTCTTAGTGCTTCCATACGATCTGCTGAAGGTGCTTCCATTTGCATCTCTTCTGGTCTTTCACCGTAGCTTTCTACTTCGTAGTATCTTATGTACTCTTCGTGACTCTTTGCTGGCATAAACACAGCTTGACCATCATACTCGTGAATGTGTGTTTCACCATCTAAACCCATGTCCATGCTTCTTGCGATAGCTTCTCTTTGGGTAGTAAATATGTCAGTTGCGTACTGACCTTTGCGAAGAGTAGAAACCTTATGACCCACCATCTGACCTGTAGGCTTACCGTCATCATCAATAATCTCAATACGAGCGGCAGGTTCTTCTTTAGTACCTGTAACCTTAACTGGTATGTTAGGTACGTTTCCGTCACTAACTATCTGACGAACAATACCACGCGCTGTTCCACCAGAACTATTCCAAGATACTCTTGATCCTACTTTCATTATTAACTCTCTTTCTTATGTACTCTTAGGTAGTCACCGAAGCTAAATAACCTTTAAATGTTGCAAATACTACAGAGTTATTTGTATCTGCATCTGCCCTAAACCTAACGTCTGAGTTTTTCTTTATTATAATAGATGGGTCAAACTCTATATTAAATGCTCCACCATTAGAAGATGCAGTAAACGAAACTAGTTGCCTAAACACCTTACCTGCTTGTCTTTTTTCTAGATAGAAATCTACAGATGCAGATTGTTTTTTACTTACAGCTCCGTAAGCACCAGTTAGTATAAAATAATCCGAAGAACTAAAAGTTGTAGCTGATTTAAATGACTGTTGAAAACCAGCAGGTATATCTATATGTATTTTAGTTACATCACTTGGTATTCCGTTTGAAACTGATGTGTTTTCATATACAACAACCCTACCAACTAATTCAGAACTACCATTATTATAAGCTCTTGATACACGAGCAACTGGTGTCGATAAAGTTACTGGATTTTGACCATTTAAAGTTACATTCTGTGTAACAAAAGTAAATACACTGTTTACACCTGTTCCAGTTACAGTATGAGACTCTATTGTTATCTCTTCTGTATCTGAAGCTGAAGATGATGATATGTATGCGATGGTGTTGCCAGTTACGTAAGTCTCATTTCCACCTACAGTCCAAACAGTTTCTAAAGCACTGTCAGCTGTAAGATCACCAGACTTACCGAACTTAATTAAAGACTTAGCTTTCTTATCTATTGATATAACATCGCCATAAGTTCTTTGTACTTCACGTTCAGCTTGTACTAGCTTTCCATCAGGTACTTCGTAAGCTCTTCTTCCCCATCCACCAAACATCTCTTCTAATTCCTCAATTTCTTGTTTAGTAGGATCATCAGTTTCTCCCACATCAGGGCTAGGTGTTAATATATTATAAGGTGATAAATTATGTTGTTGGGTTATAGCAGTCGTTTGTAAGACTGGAGTTCCAGTTGTAAAAGACGGAACATTTATTGCTTCATCTTCTATCATGGTACTGTTTGAAACTACAGGTTGCCCTGTTGTGAAACTTACAACTTGTAGACCATGAATCTGATTAAAGACTGCATTATTTACTACAGCATTACCAGTAACTATTATATTACAGCTTAAATCATGTTGCTGAGATATATTAGACGTTGATACAACAACAGGACTAGTTGTAATTCCTGTACACGTTATATTATGCTGTTGTCCAATAGAAGAGGTTGATACTACTGGTGTTCCAGTTACAAACCCCTCGATGGAAATAAAGTTATCATTTATTAGTACATTACTGTTTTCAGTAAGTATTAAATCGGTATTTTCTTGTAGGACCCTACTTGTCATACTACATGACCTTTATTATGCAGGGTCAGGGATACCGATGGAAAATGACCCTAGTGTAAAAGTATTACCAGAAGATACGACTTGACTTGCAGTTAAAGCTCCAGTTGCAAGAAGTCTGGAGTTTCCTGTATCTACTATTGAGTAATGAGTTGCTGTTCCGTTACCTGTAACCGAACCATTTGATATAGAAGATGCTACTACCTCTCTACCACCACCTGATCTATCTGAAGGTGCGGCTATACTTAATGAAGTAGAGTTACCTAAACTGTATGTAGATGTTGCTTCAGCATAAGTAGTTGCTTCTTGTGAAGTTATATCTATTCTATTTGCTTCTGTGTCTAAAACAGTAAGTCCGTTGTCAAATACTCTATTTGCTAAACTAGGCATCGTCTTCCTCTGCTATTCCGACTTCTTCCTCTTCTTCCATGACTTTTGCATTTGCATCATATCGAAGTTCAGCAATATTCATAAGATCCTCTATAACTTCTGGGTGATCACTTACATTAATGTCTGCACCATTTAAGTTACGTAGGAAAGAAGCTATTTCTCTTAGATCGTGTGGAGCTACATCACCAGCTACAATAGTTGGCATTAGATTGTAGTCTAGTCCGTTTAACTGCCATAGACGTTCTACAAGCTGTTTATTTAAGACATCGACTATAGATTGTATGTAGCTTTCTAGTGCACGTAGGAATAAGTCAGTCTTAGACTTAGACAACGCATAAGAACCAGCAGTATTACCACCAAGCATAAGAAACTCAGATAATACACTTCTTGCTATGTCATGTTGGTATCTTCTTACAACAGGATCTATATCTATGTTTCGAGATCCGTTAGAAGACATTAATTCAACATCAACTAGCTTTTGACTTGTTGGACTACCATCCTTGTCTGGATATGTGTCAGAAGGTAGTATTATATAACCTTGTTCGTTAAACTTAACATCTCTAAGTATTTGCTTAAGGTTATTTACGAATGTTGTTTGACCACTAGAAGCATCTGTAGATAAGTACTCTGCTGGAATACGAGCTACTGGAATACCAGCTAGTTCTCTTTCAATAGCTATAGCCTCAATAGACTGTATATTATTAAGATACTCATAAGAAGTATAAGCGTTCCTAAGTATGGATCTACCAGAAGGATCTCCATTAACAGTAGTAGTTCTATAATAAAGACTCTTAGAAGAAGGAATAAAGTGTGTATTACCACGAAAACCAACATCCTGATATAAACCTTTTACATAACCTGTTTTGTGGTCTACTTCAAATCTGCTAACTGTCCAAGGTGCGCGAGAACATATCTTACGTACACCTAATCTACCATCAGTATATTTAGAGTTCTTCTTACCAGAAGTCTCTTGCGGTCCAATTCTTCTTTTGTATACAACTTCAAACCAAGCAAAGCCATAAGATAGAGAAGATATAGCTTCTGATATATGATCATCTAATGTATGCTCCATATCGTTAAATATAGATTCTACAAAATCAGCTTCTCTCTTAGCCGCCTCAGAATCATCTGATGGCATAACCTTAAGATCAACATCTCTTAGTACTTGTTCTGTTGCATACATGACAGCACCAATCGTACTGTCGTTATCTCTCATTTCACGGTATTTACGTATAGCACGTTTACCACGTAACTCTGGCAGAAATTCATCTGCTCTAATTTGACCATTTGTGGTATTATCACCAGCTACACCAAGATAGGACTTGGCTTTTGTTTCAGAGAGCTTTTCGTACATTTTATTTTAAGCCTTGTGCGTTACTATATGCCAGCTTTAACTGGGGCTTGGCGTATCCATTTAATGAAAGGTCCGTTATTGCCCAAACGCAAGCATCAAGACGGTCTGGTGATCCTTTGGACCCTAAAGGTTCCCACTGTACCATCTGATCTTCTAATTCGTTTAATCCCTTAACGTGCTTTACTTTACCTTGCTCATAAAGTGCAGAAACAGGTTCGGCTCTTGCCATCTTGCCTCTTGAAGCGTGTACTAACTTAATTGGGATTGTTTCATCTTCTGTGTGAAGGGTATGTCTTACCATATCTCCACCCTGATTTCTCTCAGCTACAATT